CCTCGATTGCTCGGCGCTGCTCGAGGAGGAAGTCGAGGTAGGCTTCCTTGCCAGCCGCCTGCGCCTGCTGGCTCTCGATGTCGAAGATGCGCTGCCGGAGCTCGGCCAGTTTGCCGTTGTAGATGGCGACATCTTCGGCGGACTTGCTGTCGGGTCCGGCCTTCTTCAGTTCGGCGAGGTCCTTCTTCGCCGAGGCGAGCTCGCCCGCCCGGATGTCGGTCCCGAAGAGCGCTTCGTTCAGGTCGTCCAGCGCGCCGTCCAAGCCACGCGCGCTCGCCTCGGCGTGGTCGAGGTTCCGCCACATCGTGTCGAGCTTGCGGCTCGTGTCGCTGGTCTGCGCTTCGACATCGCCGAGGTTGTCGTTCAGGTCGCGCGCCTCGGCATTCAGGCCACGCCCGGCTCGCTTCGCGTTGTCCTGCGCGACGGCCAGCGCGAGCGTCTTTCGCTCGAACGCTCCGGCCTCCTTGCCCGTGTCACTCATCGCCTCGCCGAGCATCGCCCAGCCGTCGAGCCCCGACGAGAAGAAGTTCAGAGCGAGGACCTGCTGCTTCGTCCACCATTGGGCGATCGGCTCGAACGACTTGCCGAACTTCGCCTGGGCGTTCTCCATCTCGGCGGCGAGGATGCGCTGCTGGTTCGCGAGTCCCTCCGAGGTCCGCGCGAAGTCGCCCTGTGCGAGGGCGGAGTCCTTCAGGATGAGGGCGTATGCGGCCGTCGTCTTCTGGAGCGGCGTCAGCGTCGAGCCGAGGTTCTCGTACCCGGCTGCGAGGAGGTATGCCCGCATCCGGGCATCCGACAGCGCGACGCCGTATCGCTTCAGCGGCTCCGTCTCGCCCGACAGACCGGACCGGAGCGCGAGGATGGCCTCCTCGACGGACGTGTTGTTGAACGACGCGAGGTCCGAAGCGAGTTCGACGAGCGTGGTGCTCATCTCGGCGGCCTTGTCTTCGCCGATCCCGAACGCTTGGATGAGGTTGCCGAACGTGCCGGCCGCTTCCAACGCGGACCGCTTCGACTGCCCGAACGCCGAGCTCGCCTTCTCGGCCCAGGCGTCGAGTTCGTCCGCGTTGTTCTTGAAGACGGTCTGCGACTTCGTCACCGCTTCGGAGAGGTCCGAGGCGGCCTTGACCGAGTCGCCGATGACGTCAGCCACGCCACCGATGGCGGTGCCGACGAGTCCGAAGCCCTTCGCCACGGCCATCGACGCGAGGTTGGCCGCCGTGAGCCCCTGCGTCAGTTTCGAGCCAAAGGCCGTGCCGAAGCCAGCCTTGATCTTCGTGAGCTCCTTGCTCACGTTGTCGATCATCGAGGCCCGGACGCGAACGTCGTTCGTCACTTAGCAACTCCGAGGTCGGGGTCGAGGAGGGCCAGCGTGGTCATGAGCAGTTGCGCGTCTTCCGCCATGAGCGTGCCGATGGTGTAGCCGGGCCATCGGCGCAGGACGTTGTCGATGAACTCGGCCTGTGTCAGCTCGCGGGGCTTGACGCCGGCGTGAAGTCGTCGCCAGCGGAAGACGGCACCGGCAAAGGGAGTGGCACGTCGCGGACCCCCTTCATCCAATGGGCCACGAGCGCGATGCCGAGGTTTAGGTCGCGCGCCATCATCCCCTCGCCCGTCGCGGGTTCTGGGAACGTCCACGAGACGAGGGCCACGTCGCCGAACCGGCGCATTAGGCCGATGAGGTCGCCACCCTTGCGGCGGCTCTCATCCCAAAGGCCCGCGATCGCGAGATAGTCCGACATCGGGACCGGAGCGGTCCGCAGGACGATCTCCTCGTCGGGGTACTCGTCGAAGACGAGCGTCAAGGTGCGCGCCATTTCGCCCTCCGCGTGCTCGCCCTGTAGGGGTGAGGACCGGCGGGCAGGGCGATCCCCGCCGGTCCCCCTATGGTCAGCTCCAGACGGCCGCGGTCCCGTTCGCGAGCGAGAAGGGCACGGACCAGGTGTGCGACCCGTCCTCGCCAATCTGGTGCTGGTAGCTCGTGAGGACACACTCGCCCGTCACGGTGCCGCCGGTCGAGAAGCCGATGGTCACGGTCCGCAGAAGCGTCCCGGCCTGCGTCCCGATCGTCTTGAAGACGTCGTGGCTCGCGTTCGTGCCGGGGTCGAAGATGCCGCTGAGGGTGCCCGTCCAGTCGCCCCGGAGGAGCAACCGCTCCATCGACGACTTGTCGAGCCCTGTGACGTCCTGCTCGGCTCGCGGGAAGTCGAACGAGACGGACCGAGTGGAACTGGAGATGTCGCGGGCGACCCCGCCGCTGTCATCGACGCTCACCGTCGTGGTGAGGGCCGTCACCTTCGCCATGTCTGACTTATCCTCCGCCCACGCGGGGCGATACGGGGGGTGCGGGAAGGAGCGTCCCGCGGCGCAGCCCTGCTATGTCTGTGCGGTCAGGAAGCGGTGGAGCGTGACGACCGCGACGAGGTTGGTGAACGTCCCGGTGCAGTTGACCCGCCAGTAGCGGCGGGTCGTGGCCGTGACGCCGGTGGCGGTCCGCGATGCGCCCGCCGCGCTGACGGTCCACGTCAGGCCCGTGACGTTCGCGAACGTCGAGTTGTCCGCGCTGTCCTGAACCGCCACGGTCGCCGTGCCCGACGCGATCGAGATGGCGTGGAGGTAGGCGGACGCGCCGAATGCGAGGCTCGCGGTCGTCAGGTCCGTCGAGGCGGACGTGCCCGACGACGAGAAGGTGTCCTTGCCGGCGGTGAGCTGGACGCCCCACTCCACCGGGGCGCCGTTGCTGCGGAGTTCGGCCGCGATGACGAGCGACCCGTCCTCGCCGATGGTGATCGGGTAGGACATCTGCTTGCCGACGAGCGAGCCCGCCACGTCGCCGCGCGTCGCGCTGTTCGCCCAGGTCGCGACGTGGTCAACGGTGCCGGCGGCCGTACCGTTCGTCCGCAGGGCGGGCGCGGTCGTGCTGCTATTGAACCAGCCGTTGAAGCCGATGACGCCCTCCGACCGCAGGAGCAGACGCTCGGCCGAGTCGGACTGGAGCGCGGTCACCTCCTGAAGCGCCCGCGTTGACGCGATGGTGGACAGCGCGCCGACATCCCCCGAAAGGTCGTAGGTGTCGAGGTAGAAGCGCGAGCCGACGGCGGTCTGTTTCGCCACGGGTGTCTCCTAGGGTGCGATGGTGTCGGTGTCCACGAACTCGAGGACGACCTCGAGCGAGGCGACGCGCCACGCCGCGTTGTCGATCTGGAGCCATCCAGACTCGGCTCGTCCGATGACGCTGTCCACGACGTTGCCGCCGAGGGTCCGGTCGCCGATGAGCCGGTTGCGGATGGCCCGGACCCATGCCCGCACGTCGTCCTCGAGCGCCGCGGCGAGCGGCTTGTCACGCGATGCGACGGGCCAGTAGGTCGTGATGGCGATGCGCTCGGCGACGATCTCGTCGGTGAACGTCCGCCCGCCGGGGAAGTGGGGCGGGTCCGTTTCGCCCGCATACCAGTAGCGGGTGCAGCGGCCGGGCGGGACGCCGGGTTCGCCGACGCCGATGTCCGTGATGGTCGGACTCACGGCCGTGCCAGCCGCGACGAGGTGGGCGTCGATGGTGGAGATGGCGCCCGCGTAGGTCATTCCAGCCCCTTCGTCAGGTTCAGGAGGTGCGTCCGTATCGACGACCGCAGCCGCGCGGCGGCCTTGCGGAACATCCGCGCCCCGCGGTAGTCACGGTTGGCCCGGTCCTCCTTCGTCGCCCGCCCACGCGGGCCGGAGCCCTTCCAGACGCCCGTCTCGATGTAGGTCGTGTACCCGCGGAAGCGCGGCATCTGCTGGTTCACGGTCGAGGTGACGACCGCTGTCAACTGCCACTTCTTGCCCGCGAGCGAGCGGGTCCGGCCGTGGATGGCATCGCGCAGGCGTCCGGTGAGGACCGGCGTGTTCTCGCGGACGTAGCCCTCGCCCTGTTCCGCCACCGTGTCGAGCCATGACCGCGCGTTCTCGCGGACGGTCCTTCGGACGTCCTTCGTGAAGAGCGGTCCGGTCGTCTTCGCGTCGAGCTTGATCGTCATCGCGCGGTGTATACGCGCAGATGGCCGACGGCCGCGGCGAGGATGCTCCGCTCCGTGTCGCGGTTGCGGGCGAACGGCACCTGGCCGCCGCCGAAGTCGCCGGTGAACCCGGCCTCCTTCGCCTTCCATCGTCGCTGCGCCACGAGCAGCGTGGCCGTCGATGCCGCCCGCTCGTACCTGTAGCGGGACACGGACGCGCTCGCGGCGTGGACCGCCGCGGTGGTCCCGTTCACGCCGCGGACAATCGTGAGCGCCGTCCCGCCGGTCGCGGCG